CATATAGTGAATCCGATACATTATCTTTTACTGAATATATGATAGCATCTAAATTAACATCACCAATAGTACCATCATCTGAGAATACATAATGAAAGTAAAGGCTGGAGTTCGTGGAAGCAAGTTGGCATTAGCTTATTGTAACAAAGCGTTAGATCAATTAAACTTTGAGGACTGCAGCACAGTTGTTATTGAATCGCTTGCAGATCTAAATCCAACAACATCTATTGAAGAAATGGGTGGTAAAGGAGTATTCTGTAAGGAGATAGAAGACTACTTAATGGAACGTAGAATTGATATAGCAGTACATGCCTTTAAAGATGTTACTCGAGATAACGACGCGTTCTTAGAGATTCCTTGCGTAATAAAAAGAAACAACTATCATGATTGTCTTATAGGTAATCATATAGATCCGAAGACAATAGGTACTAGCAGTCCTAGAAGAATGGCACAGTTAAAAGACCTCTATCCTCTTTCTAAGATCATTCCAATAAGAGGTAATATAGATACTCGAATTGCTAAACAAGAGTCCGGACAGTATGACGCGATTGTATTAGCAGTGGCAGGAGTTCAGGAGTTAGGTTATACAGATAAGATAACTCGAATGTTTGAAACAAACGAGATGATGCCTGCCCCTGGTCAAGGTGTGATTGCTGTTCAAACTGTTAGACCAATAACCGTAAGAGAACATAACATTGTAGATGAAATAAGATCTAAGAATCATTTAGATACTTGGTATTGCGCAATGGCTGAAAGGTATATGTTAGAACGAATAGATGGAGATTGCCAAACACCAATTGGTAGTATATCTAATATTAATGGTGGTGCTCTAACGATTGAAGCACGGAATTGGGAAACAGGAAAGCGAGGTTTTGTTAGAGGACCAAAAGAAAACTATGAGGAACTTGGATACGAACTTGGTTTGAGACTAATATGAAAAAAGAAACATTACAAATACACAAAGAAGTAGCAACTCAGGTTAGCACAGGTCTAGTCATCAACTACCCCCTTAATCTGACGTTACTTTATATACTGATTGAACTATATGGAGTTACAAACCCCCTTTATATAGGCACTACAATCACTCTAATCATGACGGTTATTGCTTATACGCGTATCTTTATTCTAAGATCATACTTCAGTAAAAAATATAAAAGAACTAATACCCACCAGACTTAAACCAACCTTTACCTTTTAATTGAAACCCACCACTTGCTACTATAATTTTCTTTAGTTCGTCCTTATTACATTTAGGACAGGTTGTTAATGGATCTGCGGTTATTCTCTGGAATACTTCTAGTTGTTCTGCGCACTTTTTACATTCATAGTTATAAGTTGGCATTCAGGTTATTTCTCATAGTATTGTTTATTGTATTTCTATTTATCATTTTCTTAAGACAAAAAAAGGGACCCTTGCGGATCCCTCAAAAGATGTCTAATTAAAATTAGATTCTTATTAGTATTGCTTAATCAGCAATCTCTAGCTTAGAACAAGTTTGAGATGCGGACTTTACGGTAGTACTTGTTAGTGTCTTGAGTCAATGCTCCAACACCTTGAGTATCACCTTGTGCAAACGGATTAGCAACCATTCCATAACGGGTTTTGAAACCAATTTTTGGTTGGAAGCTGTTCTCGCCAACTGCACGAACCATTTGTAATGGAACGTATGGGCAATAGAACAAACCTGCGTCGAATGCAGAAGTTCCTTTGTAGCCAACTACTAAGTAGTTTCCACCAGCAAACGGATCAACATAAACACGGAATCTTCCGTTAAGAACACCAGCAAAAGTATTGCCACTGTCATCAACTTCTAGAGTGTTGCTGTTTAGTGCAGGAGTATAATCCAAAACACCAGCCATTTGTAGAGCAGAAGCAACGTCAGAAGAACAGATAACAAGGTTACCTTTACCACGACGTGTTCCTTTAGCAATTGCATTAGCTTCTTGTTCGATTTGGAACATTAGGCCTTTGAACTTCTCAACTGACCAACGACCGTTAGCATCAACATCTAAGTCGAATACGCCGGCAGCAGCAGTGTTAGAAGCACCAACTTCAGAAGTCTTATAAATTGTACGAACAACTTCTCTATTGATTTCCGTTAGGATCTCAGTTTGAAGAATGTTAGCCAATTCAGTTTCTGCGTCAAGTCCGTGTACAGCTTTAAGATCCTGAGCAAGCTCAGTAGTGTATTCAGCTTTCAGTGCGCGAGTCTTAGCAGCAACAGTTACTTTCTCAATTGAGAAGGCCATTTCTGCATAGTTAGTTCCGTCACCGTCGCCCAATGCTTCAGCAAGACCAGTGCCCATACCAGTACCTGTAGTAATCAAGGTAGTGTTTGCATTAGGTAATGTGTTAGCGTGAGTACCAGCTCCAGAAAGATCAGTATCAGCTTCGCCATAAAACGCTTCGGCACCAGCTTGAGATACGCTACGTGAACGCATTGCGAAGATCAGACCAGTAGGTCCAGTCATCGGCTGTACGCCACAGATATCGTATGCAATCATGTTAGGAACAGCACGTCTTACAAGACTGATTAAGATTGGATCGTAACCAGCAGTTGGACCAGCAGCAGTAGAACCACCACTAAATCCGCCAGTACCGGCATCGTTAGTAGGTGCTTCAGAAAGCAAGCTTGTCATGTTAGCAGAAAGGTCACCAGTTTCCATAAGTGCTTTTTCTGTGTTCTCAAGAATAGTGGCTGTAACAGCCTTCTTGTGTGAATCAGTGATCGGTGAAAAAGATGCGTGCTCTAGGATAGGGCCCCATTTTTCCACAAGTCTTTGATAGTTATTCATATCTATCTCCTTTGATAAAATATTAATTAATTTAATGTTTAAAACCAGAAATTAATTATTCTTATTTTCTTGTGTCGAAAGCCTCTACAAGAGCATTAATAGAAGTGTAATCAGAAGTTGGTTTAATTACTTCCTGTTCTTCTAGAATAATTTCGTCAGTCTCAGCTTGTACATCATGTTTCTCAACAAGAGGCTTGTCGCTGAAGAACGACTCCTTGATAACTTGAAGATTGTCGGAATAAACCGCTACATCTTCAACGTCAAGTTTTTCAGACAATACTCTCAAACGTTCTACCTGATTTTCAGATAAACCTTCTGAGATTTCGTCAAACTTTTGTACTGCTTTGAAAGATGCAATTTCTTTTTGCAAGTCAATGTTCTCATTTACGAGGTCATTAGCTTTTCCTTCCAACTCAGATACTTGTCCTTCTAGTGATTCCACAACATCAACTGTTTCTTCCGAAACTGCAACGTTATGTTCCACAAATAAGTTCTTAAGACCTGACAGTAATGATTCAGCCATCTCAACCTTAATACCGGCTTCAATTGCGATTTCATTCTCAGTCATCCATTCAGAAACGACATAGTCAAGATACTTATCAACATTTTCAGAAATAGTATCTAACTTCTCAGTTACTGCTTCTTCTAAAGTTGCATCAAGTGACTTAGTCAATTCTTCACGAATTGTCTCTTCTCTTTTACTTACTTCTTCGTTTAGTGCGGCTTCAAAAACCATTGAGATCTTGGATTTGAACTCTTCTGATAAATCTTCGCCTTCGATGATTGACTCAATAGAAGATTCGATAACTACTTCTTCAATAGTTTCTACTTCTTCTTCAACTGCTACTTCTTCAGTTGCTGGTGTCTTAACTGCTTCTCCAGCGCCCTTAGGCTCATCAGTTTTGGTCTTCTTCAACTTGTCCTTTTTACCTTCTCCACCTTCAGGTGTAACTGGTGCTGGAACTGCTGAAACGCCATCGTCGGAAACGAATGCTTTTTCGTCTGCCATAATTTTTCTCCTTTTAATTTGTAAAAATACAAATATTGCTTTTTATATTTACTTAACTGTTTTATTTATAAAAAATTAGTTTCTCAAAGTACGGATGAATGATTCAAACATTCTAGCTGCCGTTACTTCATCAATAGTTCTTGTTACACGATTATACTTTTTCTCAGCTATCTTAGCAATTTCCTCAACCATTTGAGTGGCTTGCCAACTGCCTGAAGCTATATCGTAATAATACTCTACGTTTTCCATGATACCATTTACAAACGCATTTGGTGCAGAAGGATCAGTAACAATATCAACAGTAGAGAGGTGGAAATCAGATTGAACTTCCATTACACCGCCTTTACCTGTCTTGACTGAACCAAGACCACGAGTCGAAACTCCGATCTTGACGCCTTCATCTAATAGGCTTTTAACAATTTCTCCCATAGGGGTACCAAGGATTTTAGCCTTGCCATAGAAATCATTACCATCACGTCTCATTTCAGTAATAAGATGAGAAACACGATCGCCGTTAATCTGTGGACCATCGGGATGGCCTAATTCGCCAAGAGCACGTTTAGTTTCAATGAATTCCTTATTAT